ATTCTATAGAGTGAAAGTATTACATCCATGAACTAGGCTGCCAACTTGGCTTGCCAGACATCGCTGGACAGAACACTTGATACAATCGCAGCCCTTTTTCGTTGAATGTTGTGAACTTTCTGATCTTTGGTTCCCGTAGTTAACTCAACTACTTTGTACTGACCATCGGCCTGTAAGTTTTCACGTTCAAAAGTTTCATTGGTATGTGTAGACCAATGGGTTAGGCAATTGTAAACTAGCCATAGAGTATTACCTAGATCCCTCACATCCTCTCGATACCTGTACAAAAGATAATCCAATAGTTTCTTATTGACTACTGGAATACTGCTATCCTCACTTGGCCTGTGTTTCCTGCTGCACAATGTCTTAGTGAATATATCTTTAGCCTGATCCTCACTACAACCTACCGCCCTCATCCTATGCAACTGCTCTACGTTAGAACTGAATAGGTTAAGTGCATTTCCTACTTTACCAATTACGGCTCCAAGGTCTAAATTTGTAGTGTGCATCTTTTTAGTATGAAATGTACGTTCACCACCAAAGACCAGTGTATTACGGCATAAGCTCCTGTATGCACCGATAAACTGTTGAAACTGCCAACTTTGGTCTACGGAGTTGAAAGTATCACTCCTAAGACACACATTATCATTACCGCCGAAATTAGCAGTATGGTCTAGAAAGTGTATAGAGCGTTGAACTTTAGCACCGTACTCATACACTCTATCCTCAACCTTAACATTACGCCAGTTCAAGGCATCTTGTGCAGTTATCACTTCATTTTGTTTAGCAAAGTAATCAAGGTGATTGACCAATTGGTATTTTTTGCCGAATGTACCCATTTTTGCAGATGCTATTTCAGTGCCAGTCTCAGATAAAAATGGCAAATCAGCATTTACAACTGCACCAACTTTTAATTTAGGTAAGTCTAAGCTAGTTAAAACTTCAGCATTTAAATTATCATCTGAGTGCCATTGTCCGTCCAGATCTTGCCAGCCCGTCCTGCGCTTCTCAAAACTGATATCAAATGCTGATAGGTCATTAATATCATTGTGCTCGTAAACAGTAGTTTCTGTATAATGGTTCATCGTGTTATCTTTCTATAAAAGTTTCAGATCTACAAACCATACACCATATCGATCCATAAATAAAGCATTATCTGTACTTTATGTAATTTTGTCCACGACTGCAACTATGCACCACCTAGAGGGAATAGGAATCTTGAACCTCAAGTACACCTTTTTTGCTGTTTTGTTAGTGATCTCCCCAAGCTCCAACAGATCGAACTCTTTCCATACGTTATACTTTCCATCAGAACGCAAATCAGAATCAACGACTTTTTTAGAATCAACGACTTTTTTAGAATCAACGACTTTCATCAGTTAAGAATCTCATCCTTTTTCATAATCTAATTTCTAAACTTTCCACTCCATCTTTTTCTCCAGATGTAGTTATTTAACTTAACAACTCTGGTTTCACACCATCGCATGATGAAGGAATGCCAAAACCAATGCCTGTACATACGATACATTTTTATTTTTTTTTCTCTCTCTCTTACGGGTGTTTTTATACAGTTTAAATATGCAAACAATATTCCGAATGACACCACTACCTCCTATACTTATTAAGACACTTTAATTAATAACGTCTGTAGAGAGCATAGTCCATATTTTTTCATCACTGTCTTTCTTGAGTATACAGGGTGTACAAGCTCTAGTATTAATCGAACAAGCTGTTAAAAAGCCTAAAGAAATTACACATACTAGAAACAGTTTAACCACTGTGTTCATGCCAAAGTTCTTTGAGGTAATCTTCATTTACCGCTAACATATGTGCCAAACAATAATTCCAAAAATCATGCCAATTATCAATACCAGCTTCCAAAGCATGACCAGCACACTCTCGATGTTCTAAAGCCCAATCACTAGTACTTTGCTTCCTTTGCATGACCTTCCTTTACTAAAAGTTTATTAACATCTACAAATATATGTTTAGTCTTCTTTCCATTTTTGTCAAGGATTTTAGTTTGGGGAACATTTATAATCCCTAAAATTCTACCGAACTTTCCCTTTTTATCCTTTACAGATGTTAAAAGAAACTTATCGCTCATCATAGCGATTAATCTAAGTTTAGCTCTCTCTCCAGCTTCCTTCTCGACTAAATCTTTAGTTCTCGTTTCTGGAGCATTGATACCGTACAGTCTAACCCGTTGGTTCTTCATCCAGACACCAAAACCTAAGTCTATATCACAATCAATCGTATCACCATCAACAACTTTTATGAGTTTAGCCATGTAATCATACATTTTTATTATCCTTGTTATTTTGTACTAGCCGTAACGGGCCACACATACTCTAAGTTATGAGGATCATTCCAGCCGTACTGTTTATAAAATACAGGATCTTTACGCAAAAGGTTAGAACGATGACTGGAGTGCAAACAAAAGTTACCAATCCAAGAGGGCATATTTACATCTGCACTTACATCGTAAGTTTTCATGTTATTTTTATAGCCTCGCTTAATCCACTTGGCAATGGCGGTATTAAAATAAAGTTTTAGAGCATCTATATTATCAGCCCACATTCTTGTAGCTGGATGATTTATCCATCCCTTACTTTTTCCCTCCAGTGTGTTGATTATCTGATAAGCTTCTACACGCTGTTTGCCCAACCTTCTATAGTCTAAACAATCTAAACTATCTGCAAAACTAGGATATGGTAAAAATGTTTGCATTAGGCATACTCCTCGATGAACTGGTACTCCTTACCTCTAGCCTTGAAACTGTGGATACCTTCTATATTTATAGATCTAAAAGATTTTTTATCTAAATCATACGCTGTAAGATATTGAGTTTCTTTGAGGTTATTAGACTTACCAGAAGTACCCTTGAATACATTCAATCTACAATTCATAACCCGATATTCTCCATTGATCTTAGAGAACTTAACAGTAAAAATTGTATTACCTACAATTCTTTTTAGACTCGCTCCTTTTAAATCTTTAGGAGTACTAATAACTGTCAAAGGTCGTGGAAGATTTACAACAGTTTCACGATAGGCTTTTATTGATTTCATCAGAGAACTCCTACTGAACTGGTTATAACAAACAATCCTACCATAGTAGCCTTGGTTACGTTTTGCAAGATAATTTTACCATCCTTAAAAAACATAGCCATAACATCATCAGCATCAGCGTATTCTTTTAAACCTTTAAACCATATTCTTTTGTCACCACGGGTTTGAGAACGATAGATAGAGATGATAGTTTCAGACCCATCTAAAAAAGTACCCTCTACCTTAATTCCTTGACCTGCTTCCAGTTTATCCATATCTACAATCTCTTGGTCTTTTAAAAGCTGACGTAAAGATGAATTACAATCTTGAATATTTTTAGTTAGAATAGTCTTAGTAACACGAAAAGTAGCACATAAAGGAATGTTATCTACAATTATCTGTTCTTTCTTACTAAGTTTAATTGATTTAGCTTTTTTCATTTCAATATCCTCGTTATTTTAAATAACAGTTGATCAATTCTTTTTTATAAATACGTCGATCTAATAGCGGTGTCAAGTAAAAAAAGTTGTTGACGAAAAAGTTTTTTTAGAATACCCTATTTAAACCACGGACGGGGGTAGTATATAATCCAATGAAACATAATGATGACTTTATAGGTGTGTATCACCCGTATCCAAAAGAAAATCCTACCCCTTGGAATAAAGAAAAAGAAGACGATGGGCAGTTAGATCTATTTAAAGATTATAAACCCCCTTTGCCCCGTTGGAAAAAACTGCTATATAAACTATTGCGGAAAAAACAAAGATATAATGATTAATTACAATCATGGGGTAGATATTCCTGATGAATTTAACTGATTATTTTGTAAACCTTAATTTATATGTAGGAGAGACATCTAGAGATGATTGTCCCAAATGCAGGAAAGCCAAGACGTTTACGGCAACGAACATGGGTGCGTATATATTATACAATTGTTATCATGCGGATTGCAATTTTTCTGGAAAAGTGCAAGACAACATTAACAAGTCTAGTTTTAAGAATGGTAAAGTTAAAGTAGTTAAAGAGGAGTTCGATGCTAACAACCATTTCTATGTTGATATAACCAGAGATGAAAGAGCAGTAAAATATTTAAAATCAGCAAACTCTTTCGATGCTTACTGCGATGGTAGAGTTAAAATAGTATATGATATAAAAC